TCCCCTTAACACTCCTGTCTGTCCTGTAATCGTAGTAGCGTTTACAGATGATGGGGTAGTAGCACCGATAGTAGTGCCATTGATTGTGCCACCTGTGATGGCTACTGCTGTGGCGTTTTGGGTAGACATTGTGCCAAGACCCGTAATGTCTGTGCTTGGTACAGTTGCAACAGCCGTCATTGCACTTGTGCCGTTACCCTTTACATAACCTGTCAGGGTGCTTGCCCCAGTTCCACCATTAGCTACATCTATAGTCCCAACTAAGGTATGGTCAGCGTTCCAATCACTAGGACGAACTAAACTTGTATCGGTTGTGTCAGGTATTGTGCTGACTTTATTATGCTTGACTGTTATAGCCATTACTGTACCCCGATTATTTTGCCGTCTTGACCTCTAACGACTTGTTTAGGTTGGCTTAATCGTTCTATTAAAGCACCTAAAGTAGCAGTCATGTCTTGATTACCTTGGGCAATAGCGTTAGCTATAGGGGCTAGGGGATGTTCTTGAACCTTGAGCATATCCTCATCCATTGTGTAATCTTCAGCGATTCCCTCGCCTGAATCTACGCCAGCAGAGATACGAGCCGTTTCAATCTTAGCCCCGTTATTAATGTAAGCCAATAGAAGTTGGGTGTTACGCTCAGTCATCATCTTCATCTGAGCTAACTTCATCTCCATCTCTCTGTCTTGAGCATTACGCTGTTCTTCCAATTGGAACTTAAGTTGATTCTCTTGAGCCTGATATTCTTGTTTAGCTTTCTCAAATTCAATATGAGCAGCCATCTTTTGTTGTTCAAGTTGGGCAGTAATCTGAGCCTCGGCTTGTTTCGCTTGAGTTTCTGCCGCCATTTTTTGTTGTTCCATCTGCGACTGCATTTGGAGTTTCTGAATCTCAATAGGTGGTGGTTTAGGTTGGCCTTCCATCGCTTTAGCCTTATTTCTAAAATCATCGGCAGTTTCATCAATCAACCCTTCCATGCCTTTACCAGCCTTAAATGCTGTGACACCAAACTTTAACATTTCCATCAGTAATGGGGTAAGTTCGGGGGCTTGGGTAGCTACTGGCAAGGCTTGGTTCATAAACTGGCTAACTGCCGTTAAGAACTCAACTCTGTCTTGTTTCTCTTGTTGCTCATCTTGGTAAATCATTGAGTCGCTAGTGACTTCAATACGGAAATTCTTAGCGGGTTCGTCTTTTAATAGTTGTAAGGCTTGGGGTACTAACTGTTGGTCTTGTGGGCTTAGTTGCATTGCACCACTAATCTTAACAATCGTATCGTCAGTAAAGTGCCTACAGATAATCTGAGCCTTAATACTTAGGAGTTCAGTAGCAAAGTCTACGACTGCGTGTTGCATGGTTTTGAGTCTACCAGCAGCGTTATTGGACTTAATAATCTGAGCACCAAGCGTTTCATTGGGGTCGGTCTGACCTCGTTGAATGTCAGCAATACCCATAATCTCGTAAATCTGACCCTTAACTTGTTCCATTGCTTGATAGCACATGGTTAGGGCTTGGGCGATTGGAGTTATATCTACTAGGTCAATAGCCCCTTTCATGCCTTGTTTCTCAGCAAAAGCAGCCCAGTTCTTAACAGGTATTAGGGTATTGTTCTCACCCTCAGAGAATAGGCGGGACAAGGCAGGTTCGGCAGCATCATAAACACCCCGTACTTTCAAGGCATTAATAAAGCCATCTATGCGGTTTGCCAGCGTGTCTAATTGATTAGCTTGGTCTTGGTATAGAACAAAGTCAGGAATTGGCTCTAGGCTATCTGTAGTCAGCGTAGCGTACATTGGCTTAGGACATGGGAAGAAACCTTCTAACTGTAATGGGTCATCCTTTTCGTCAAGAATCTCACCCATTGACTTGCTAACCCAAAAGACTTTGCCTTGTTCTTTATCCCAAATCTCATAGATACAGGCTTGGAAATGCTCGGCAGCCATCTGTTTTTGTGCCCATTTATCGCTATCAGGCTTGGTGTCTAGCGGAATCTTACCGCCTAATTCGTCACCAAAGCGGTCAATTAAGGCTTGACGGCCCATATAAACTTTACGCCATATAGCCGTTACTTCTTCCCAAGTACGAGCAACAGTATGACCAAAATCACGCCAATGGACATAATCAACTGGGGCACACTCATATTCAATTCGTTCTTGCGACTCCACCAGTTCAGCGTTTTCCGTTTCTGCTTCATCGGCATCCTCTGTAATCTGTACTCCATTACCTACATCTTGACCTGCTAAACCTGAGTTTAAGTCGTTTTGCTCTGCAACAATATGTGGCTCATAACGCACCCAAGCCGTACCTCTACCGCCTAAAAGTCGGTCTAAGACTGCGTTTTCCATTGCGGAGCGGTAGTCATGGTAATGCTCAACCTCGTACTCTAATGCCCGTTCTAGCATCATAGAAGCGACTCGACCTACTGGGTCGTTATCTCTGAACCTACGGCTTACATCAGGGCGTGGCAGTCTAGCAAAGATAGCGGGTCTAATAGTTTGAACATTTGACCAAAGGATATTAAAGCGAGCATTAGGGTTATTCCTAGTACGGCTGTCATCTCGATAACGCTTAATGATTCGGGGAACTCTTGCTTCCCATTCCCTAAATGACTTGTCATACTGGGCAATGGTGTTATACCAATCCTCGTAAGTTTTATTAAGCGTATCGTGCATACTTATTCCTAGGTAAAGTTGCCAATTGCTACTACTTCAGCACCAGCACCCGTTGTTATCTTCCAAGCACCATTAACTGATTTAGTGTTGACTTCTACAGAATAGACACCGATTGCAGTATTGGCGGCTACTAATACATGGGATGTAGTGTTGTCTAACAAGGACACAGTTCCAGTAGCTGCTGTAGTAACTGTAATAATTAAACGATGTAAATAATCACCTGTTGCACCTGTTGTTCCTAATACTTGGGCGGTAGCTGATGCGGCTACATGTTCATATTTAAAGCCATAACTGGCTGCGACTTCAGGCATTTTAGATTCTCCTATCTTGGGTTTTGGGGGTGGATTTCCACATTTCTTCTAGCGTAACTTCATTCTGTCCAACACTAATGCCACGCATCGGTTGATTTTGTTTAATAGTGTCTGCTTCATCTTGCCAAGCCACAGCCAACATTCTGAAAGCGTCTGAACCATGACTTGTCCAATCATGGCGAGGCTTATCTCGAAATACTTTCTTATCTTCATCGTATTCCCTTTGGTACTGACGCAAACATTCAATGCCCTCTGAACACTTCATGGCATCAAACCAAGTCCTAGCTAATGCCATCCTTGATGCTTGTATGCCGTCTTGTAATGACAGATTTGGAACAATTTTAAACGATTCTTTAGGTAATTTGTCAAAAATTTGCTCAATTATGCTCTTTCCGCCACTTGCCAAAGTTTTAGCTTTTGCGTCATGCGGTAGCCAATGTGTGCCATATTCGTATGGTCGTTCTTTAATTTGGTTAGCGTAATAGATAATTGGTTGCCCATGTGCTTCGTGATAATCCAATACTCTAATCTCTCCATGTACGACCTGATACCACCATATAGCTGTAGCATCGTTAAAGCCCAAGTCCCATGCTGTATGGACAGGGAATAGGTTATCGCACTCAACCTTAGTAATACGCCCTGCATCGGTCAGTAATCGCATCTCAACGCCATATATAGCCCCAACTATAGAAGCCTCGAATGAACACTCGAATTCTTGTTGATACTGGTCTATCGACATAGACTTTAAGGCATCGTCTAGTTCGGTTTGTTCTATCAGGTTAGTTTGACTTGCCCGTAAGACTTTGCAGTACCATTCGTCAGGATTAAGCGTGGCGTACTGGTAAATGTCATAAAAGGTATTGTGACCCTTTGGTGTTCCAATAAAGGTAGCCCAACCTCGTCTATCAGCCAATAAGGGTCGAATAACCTCGCCCCATATCTTAGGCTTCATGTCGGCATATTCGTCTAGTACAACCCCATCAAGGTACATACCCCTAAGTGCGTCAGGATTATCTGCACCAAACAAACGAATTCTAGCCCCGTTAAACAGTTCGACCCACAATTCAGAGATATTGTGCCTAACCCTTGCAGGCTCGCTAAACTGCATAAGGTAATCAAAAGCAATAGACTTAGCCTGTGCGTAGTACGGGGCAATATAGGCATATCTAGCGTTCTCCTTGCCTTCAGTTATTGCTCTCCACAAGGCATCATTAATGCAACTTACTGTCTTGCCTGCACGCCTGTGGGCAATGATGACAGCCCATCGCTGTTGGCGGTCATGGAAGTCTAGGAATACATCTCTAGGCTTATATAGTTCTATTTTGACATCAGTAAAGTCTGCTACTTCTTCCATGAAACCACATAACGGATAGGTTTATCTTCGCTACCAGTATGTTCAGTACGGGCTAGTTTAGGTACATGGTACTCAGCCACTTGCATAAAGCAGTCAAATGCGTGTTTAGGGCCGTATTTAGGGTCATCAGCAATAGCTTCTAGCCATTCTTGGAGCTTATAGCTATTACCATCAACAAACCTTGCTATGGCTTCTCTAGCCAATGCGGTGGATTTGTTAGGACTACCAGCAGGTCTGCCTGCCCCTTTAGGATTATTTTTTAATTGTTTATTAACCATTACTACCTCAAGTAATTGATTTAGTTAGGGTATTTAGTATAACAGTTTATTCAATTATTTTGCCGTCATACATTTTATGCGACCATCCTTGTATAAGACCTTCTTTTTGCATTTTATCCCAATATCCTGCCGCTGGAATATCTACTTCATTGACTTGTATAGGTTTTTTATATGTATCTTTTAACCAATTAAGAATTTGCCTACCTCGCACATTTGGTGAATTTTCAGCCTCTAAAGTCAACAATCTAATGTTTCCTTTGTTGTCTTTTAAAAATCTAGCGTAGGCATTGCCATCATCAAATTCAACTTGTTTAACACCTTGTTCAAACAAATCATCACCTAAAAAACTTGGATTTAATTCTTGTGTCTTGTTAAATTGTTTTTCTAAAATCGCTTTTCTAGGTAAATTAACGCTACCCATCAAATTAGGTACTTGAGCCATTTGGCGTTCAAAGGCTTCTCTATCGCCTACTTGTATGCCTTGGTCACCCATTGTTAAAGAAGCGTCTATATCAGCCCGTTGTTGGGCTAGATTTTGGGCGGCTGTTGGGATTACATTGGTTACATAGTTTTTTAGCTGTCGGGCTAGAGGTGCGTTAGGGCCTGTAACTCCCTGTGGTGTTACATATCCTGCTTGGCGTAGTGTTTCAGCCAAACTTGCCATATCAAGCTATGTCCTTTTGGAACTTATTAAAGTGTGTTAGCAAAGCAGCTTTACGCTTCATGCGTTTTTCTTCGTTGCCTACTAACTTACTGGGCTTACCACCCTTCATTGAGAAGTCTAGCTTCTTTGGTTCTTTAGTTTTCATTACATATCCTTCATTTTGTCGGTCAGCATTTGTTTTCTAGTCTTTTTGGGCGGTTTTGCGGTCTTAGCCGACTCAATAAAGTCTTGCTTGCTAGGAGCGTCTTTGCTACCAACTTTATTCATCTTTTCGCCTGAACCTGCCTTGATGCGTTCTCGTTTGGCGTGAATGTTTGCGTATAGTCCTTGTTTAGCCACAGTTCCATCTCCTCATAGATGCTTTTGCTCGTTCAGCGTTCTTGCTGTTTTTTACTACTCCGCCCATTCTTGCACAAAAACT